TCCCCTGAAAATATCCGGTTTGAGCCCGGCTGCGATTGGCGCGACGTGGTGAACTCGTCGCCGTACCTGATCGAAATGATGCCCCTCTACATCGAGGACGTGAAGGCCAAGATGGCGAGCGGCGAGGGGAAGGACGTGCCGGAGAGCGCGCTGCGGTCCTCGTCGGATATTGAGGATGACACTACGCGGCGCGCGCGGGAACAGGACCGGGTGCCCGGCAAGGACAAGGACGCCTGGAAGCCTCAGGGTTTCGAGATTTGCTGGGTCCACAACAACATCATCAAGTGGGGTGGCCGGGACTGGCAGTTTTACACCCTGGCCTCGGCCGGGGAGTTGCTCACGGAACCGCGGCCACTGGAGGAAGTCTATCTCCATGGCGTTAGGCCTTATGTGGTCGGTTTCGTCGTGCTGGAGACGCACAAGACCTATCCGGCGGGCAAGCCGGAACTGACCCGGGATCTCCAGCGCGCGGCGAATGACGATTGGAACCTCCGGTTCGACGTCCTCAAGCTTCAGCTTAACCCGCGCCTGTTCGTGAAGACTGGGGCCGGCATCGACCCGCAGGACGCCCGCACATTCATGCCGGGCAAGATCGTCCTCATGAAAGGCAATCCGGCCGACTCAGTATCCTGGGAACGGCCTCCCAGCCCCGGCCCGGAGGCATATCAGGAGAGCGACCGCATTAACCTCATGTGGGATGACCTTGTGGGGGATTTCACGAATAGCTCGGTGCAATCCAGCCAAGTTGAACAGCAGAGCGCCACCGGCATGAATCTCATGAGCGGCGAGGCGAGCGGCACGAAGGAATACGAGCTTCGGATGTTCGCGGAAACCTGGGCGGAGCCAATGTTTCGGCTGCTTATCAAGCTGATCCAGGCATACGAGACCGATGAAACGATCCTGGCCATGGCTGGCAACAATGCACAACTCTGGCAGCGGTTTGGCATCGACAAGGTGACGGATGACCTCTTGGACGCGGAATTGACGGTCACGGCGAATGTCGGGATCGGCGCCACAAATCCGATCCACCGGCTGAAAAACTTCCTCACGGCCTCCGAGGCGATCGGCAAAATGTTCGGGCCGGAGATTATGGCCCAAGGAGCGAACTTCCAAGAGATCCTCAAGGAAGTGTTCGGCATGGTCGGCTACCGCGACGGCATGCGGTTTATTAAGCAAGGGTTCGACCCGCAGGTGGCGATGCTTAAGCAACAATTGCAGGAGGCGCAACAGAAAGGCAAAGGCGGCGAAGCGCCGCAGCCGCCGGATACAAGCCGCGTCCAGGCGGCGCAGATTACCGGGCAATATCGGCTGGCAGAGCGGCAGCTTGAGGCACAACAAGAAGACAAGGAAAATGCCTCTGAACTCCAAATTGCCCGGCTTAAGGTGAACGCAGACATGGCGAGGCAGCAGGTGAAACAGCAACACGACTTGGTGAAATTGCGGATGGATCAGCAGCATCAATCCGGCATGGCGCAGATGCAGCATAACTTGAGCATGTTCGCCGCAGCGGCGCAGCCGCAACCCCAACCGACACATGCGGCACCGGCGCGCGTGCAATGACAGTAACGATCTATATGCACGAAGGGTGCCAATTCATGGCGCCAGATTATCTTTCGCCGGCAGACCATGAAGTAAATCGTGAACTAGAGCGCCGGGCGCGACTCGAAGAAGAAATGGCTGCATCATATGCGATCTCGGCAGCAAAATATGGTGCCGAGGTCGATGAGCGAGTGGCGCATATCCACCGATGCGAGGCAGTAGCATTGAGGAAATGGAAGCGGTCCGATGTCTGAGCCAACCCCGGAGCAAATTGAGGAAGCAATCGCTCACGACAAGCGGTTTGCTATGATCGACCTCGGGATTGTGCTGGCCGCAGAATTGCGGGACAGCAAGGCGCTGAACATCTTCATCAACGCCCTGGCGCAAGAGGCGCAGGATTGCCTTGTTGCGTTCGGGGATGCGAATGTCGCGCAACCCGCTGAAATTATGCCGCTTCAGGTGCGCGTGCGGGCGCTCCTGTTCCTCAACCGGACGATTGAGGACGTGTTCGCCCAGGCCAAAGCCGCAGAACAGCATGTAATGTCAGAAATTCGAGGATCAGATGACAGGTGAAACCACAGAACTCCGCGTCCCGGAGGTAATGCATATCGAGAGCGTGACGGGTAACGCCCCCGCCGCGCCGCCGGCTTCCATACCCACGCCGGAGCCGAAAGCCGGGGTTGAGCCGCCTGCCGCCGGTGATACGCCACCGGAGCCGCCCCAGCGGACGCAGCGCGAATTGGCGATGGAGCAGATTGCTCTCAACCGGCGCAAAGCGATAGAGAAGGAGCTGAATTACGGCGAGGTGATGGCGGATGACGCCCGCCGCGACGCCGGAATGGAGCCGCTGGTCCACGCTAAGCGATCGCAGCCGGCAGTTTATGATGACCCGGACATGGTACAGCCACCGGCAGCAATGGAAGTTCCGGTGCAGCCGTCGCCTGTATCCCCACAAGCTACGCCGGAATCCCCACAAGCTCAGGTGCCGGATCAGATCGTGACGGTCGGCGGCCAGCAATTCCGGGTGACGCCTGAGCAGATGGCGCAGCTTGCGAGCCTCGGGGCGTTGACGATCAACGCACTTCAGCAACAGCAGCGCCAGCAGCCGCAACAGAATCAGCAGCAACCGAATGTGCAGCCGCAGCAACGCCAGCAGCAACCCGCTCCGCGGCAGGCGATGCCGGTTCTGACGCCGGAGGAAAGCAAGGCGCTGGCAACGCGCATCCAGTATGGGAACGAGAACGAGAGCGCGAAAGCGCTGGAGGACATGACGGCGTTGATTGCCAACCGCATCGCCGCTGCGAATCCCCAGGTTGATCCGCGCGCCGTTGTCGCATACGCGACACAGCAGGCGGTGCAGCAGATCCGGCAGGAGAACGCGCTCAATGCCAATTTAAATCAAATCGGCAATGAATACCCGGAAATTTTCAGCAATAACAGCATGGCGCAGCTCGCAGCCATAAAATTGGATGGTATCAGGCGGCGCGATGCGCTATTAGGGGTGCAGCAGCCCGATTTGATGGCATACCGGGAGGCTTGCGAAGAAGTGAGGCGCGACCTCGGCACCCCGCCGCCGGCCCCTCCCCAACCGCAGCTTCAGCCGACACAGACCCAGGGCAATTCACCGCCAGCACAGGCGGGCCAACCGGCTCAGACCCGGTTTGAGGCCAAGCGTGCGGCCCCCCGTTCACCGATACCGGCCCAGCGTGTCGCCGCAGCGGATGACCAGACATCTCGGTTTCCGAGCCCTGCTGAAGTCGTAGCTGCAATGCGAAAGAGGCGAGGGCAGGGATGAGAATTTGAAAGGACTGTCCCGTGGCTGGACAACTTTGGAGCGTCAACACCCTCGGCGGCTATATGTACTCGCTGGAGCTTTCGGACATTCTGCGCACCGCAGTGCAGCCGCTCTGCAAGTTTCGGCAGTTCTGCGATGCCAAGGATTTCACCGATAAGGGGCTCCATAAGGGCCAGATATTCACCTGGGACGTCTATAATGACGTGGCCACCGGCGGCACGACCCTGGTTGAAACTAGCACCGTCCCGCTGACCAACTACACCATCGCCCAGGGCACGGGCACCGTCACCGAGATCGCCAATGGCGTGCCCTACACCGGCATGTTGGATAACCTGTCCAAGCACCCGGTGCAGGAGATCATCAACAAGGTGCTGAAGAACGACGCCAAGAAAACCCTGGACGGTCAGGCTTGGTATCAGTTCTATTCCACCCCGCTCATGCTGTCGGCTGGCGGAACTGCCACCGGCACGGACACCACCATCGTCACCCTGTCCACCACTGGCACCCAGACGGTGACGAACAACGTCAACCTTCACAAGAACCACATCAAGAGCATCGTGGACATTATGAAGGAGCGCAACACGCCGCCGTATGCCGGTGACGAGTATTTCGGCATCGCGTGGCCGACCACGTGGCGGCCGGTGAAGAACGATCTGGAAAGCGTGTATCAGTACCGCGATGAAGGTTTCCAGATGATTTTCAACGGCGAGATCGGCAAATTCGAGGGCGTGCGCTTCATCGAACAAACCAATATCTCCAAGGGCATTTACAACTCCGGTCGTTATACGTCCTCGGCTTCCTTCACGGCCTGGGCTAACGGGCAGTCGGACAACGCCTATTTCTTCGGCGAGGACACCGTGGCTGAAGCCATCGTTGTGCCGGAGGAAATGCGCGGAGCCATCCCGACCGACTTTGGCCGGTCCAAGGGTATCGCTTGGTATTATTTAGGAGGCTTCGCCCTTACGCAAACTCAGGCCGCCCAAGCGCGTATATATCACTGGTCCTCGGCGGCCTAAAGGGAGTATCGTAACTGCATGGCTTACAAGCGTACAAGCAGGCCTGTCACAATCTATGGATTGGCTTCTTCCATAGACGGGCAGGTGCGTTATGTAGGCCAGACGGTTAGAGAGTTGAAAACACGTCTAAGAGATCACCTCAACTGCGCTCGTAAGGGCAAAGAAATCGCTGTTTATGCGTGGATCAGAAAGCACGAGGCGCTTGGAGAAACGATTCAGATTAAGGTTCTAGAAGAAAACGCAATTATCAATGAATCTGAAATTCGCTGGATCGCAAATTTGCGTGCTGCTGGCGTGAAATTGGTTAATTCCACCAAAGGCGGCGATGGAATTGTGGGCCAGATCAGAACGCCAGAGCACCAAGAGAAAATTGCGGCCGCTCAGCGCGGACAAAAACGCAAGCCTCTTTCTACTGAGCAAAAACAAGTTCTGAGCGAGATATTAAAAAAACGATCATTTTCTCCAGAGCATCGTCGGCGTATTTCTGAAACGAGGAAGGCACAGGGAATATCTCAAGAAGCCCAGGAAAAAATGAGACTGGGAAGAGTTTCTTCCGATAAGTGGCGTTCAAATTGCGGAAGAAAGCCAAAGCAATTTAGTTCTACTCCGATGGAAGGATTACTCTAATGGCACAAGGGTCATATGATCACCCCTCGTACATCACGCGGCAGATGGATAACCTGGGCGCTACCACGGCGGGCGCGAACGGGACCTCGCTCATCACGGTCTATCCCATGGATGAGCGCATCCGGCGCATCTCGGCAGTGGTTTTGACGGCCGGCGCCACGGGTGGCACATACCTCTATCCGATGATTTTGACCGGCACCACGACCACCACGCTCGGCACCATGACCATGGGCACCTCGACGGCCAATACCGTCGTGCAGCTCGCAGACGTGAATACGCTC